TGGCGTCGCAGTCTTGACGCTCGCCTCAAAGATGTGCGGAGACTGCTCAAAGGTGAAGGGCATAGCTGGCATCGAAAGTTTCGCCAATTGCCAGGGCATGATCACCTGACCTGTCGGAATAAACTGCCCCACCTGCTCTTCGACCACCTTCCGCGTGGATTCGTCTTTTGCGCTCCCATAGCCACCACGAAAAATAAACGTAGCCGCCACTGGCGTGCCAGGCGTCGATTCCACCCCCGCCTGCATTTTGTTGAATGTGAATGGTGCGTATGCCATTAGCTTTGCTCCTCTGCAACCACTGTCGGCTGCTCTGTGTACACTGTTTCATAGAGTGCAACACCCAAATCGGATTGACCCTTGATTGTGTCTGCGTGCTCCTGCATTTCAGCAGGCGTCAAATCACGAGCGGGTACGCCAGGAATAAAAACCCCATTCCCCACGTATCGCCAGCTTGTCGGTGTTGCTGCTTCTGTTTTTTTTGCCATAATTTCCTCGTGTTCGATTGCCGCCTATGACAATGATTCCGTTACAGTCCAATGCTCAAGCGTTGTCTTTTCGGGCGTCCTGCCAGTGGCAAAGCTAGCCATAAACTGGACCAAGTACACGCCCTCCACGACATCCGTCGCGTCTGGCTCCCACTGAAACGCACTTGAGCTGATTGCGCCGATAGAGCCAGCGATTGCACGTTCTACGCCACCAATTGGACGCAGGGTGCCAGTGATGGTGGCTCCAGTCAGGTCGAGATCTGTCCATGTGATTTCGATAGGCGTGCGAATACTTCCCGCGGGTCTACTCGGTAATGCCATGGCGTTACGCTCCTGGTGCCGTCCACTGGAATGTTGACACGGTAAAGCTCTGTCCTGCTGCAAAGCTCGTGTTATCTACTTCCATGTCACCTCCGCCACTGGTCGCTGTGACCGTGCCCTGGCTATGGCAAGTCGTGCCATCGCTGGCATAGAGTCGATAATGCGCCGCCGTACCAGTGGCATCAGCAGAACTGTCCTGCCAGGTTCCTGTTTTCGCCTTTGCGCCACCGGATGCCGCTGCCATCCAATCGGACGGCAGCGATAGCGTTGCCAGTACCGTCCCGCTGTCGGCAGTGGCGCATGTGGCAGGTGCGGCACCTGTGCGGATTTTCAAAACTGCCGAAACTCCAATAGTCGTCTCGATCTGATCAAGAATCGCATTACGCACTGCTGTGCTAAATTGTAAAGCCATGATGTGTCTCCCATCCCTAAGAGGCTAACTGAACGAATGAACTAAACTGGCACTATCCACACTGGAACGAACCGAACCCGATGCGCTTTCGTAACTACGCACCACCCCATCTGCGCTTTCGTAGCTACGCACCGAGCCTGATGCAATCTCAAGACTATGCACTGTCCCCGATCTACCACCGCTGCGAACCGTTGCCAAAATAGCCTGAATAATCATGCTGCTAATTATTCCTGTGCCATTCCCTGAAACAATGCCGATGCTAATATTTGCAGAACCGTGAATTGCAAGGGCACTAGCAGCGACGCAGATAATCTCGCCTATATCCTGATTACCTGCGCCACCAAGAGCGATGATAGACGTAGAGCCTCCAGCGATCTCGGCAATCTCAACGACAGCGATTGCTACAATCAGCAACTGTCCGCTTGCCACCTGGCTGATTATGCCAATATTCACATCAGCAACACCTGTGTTGCTGGTCTCAATTGCCGCACTGGCGCTACCAGCAATTCCGCCGATTGTCACGGTGGCGATTGCCACAATCAACAACGTGGCTGATGATGCCCCTGCTACATACCCGATAGAACCGTCAGAGATTCCAGCGATTGCCAGCGCACCAGCGCCAGTGCCAACAATCTCACCGACCTGGCTATCTACTGACCCTGTATTGGCAGATCCACCATTTGCTACCTGCGAAATCTCACCAATTGACACATCGGCAATTGCAACGATTTGCAGTGCGGCTGAAGCTATACCAGAGATACCGCCGAGGAGTTGCGAGGCGATGCCAGAAATTGAGATTTTCCCAGTCGCCGCTCTGCCTATCTGGCCTATCGAAACATCTGCACCGCCTGTAATCGCCAATGCGCCAGCACTGGCGCCAGCAACCTCGCCGACCGAAACGGACGCATTTCCAGTGTTAGTCGAGCCACCGATAGCGGCTTGAGCAATCTCGCCTATCGCATGATCAGCCGACGCACCGATAGAAATCTGCCCGCTTGCCGCTTGAGCGATTCCGCCGATAGAATCATTGGCGATTCCAATGATTGCTGCCTGTCCACTTGCTACCTGTGAGATTGAGCCAGTGCCCCGACTCGCATTCGCTACAACACTCAGCGCACCGCTTGCCGCCCTAGCAATCGTACCGATAGCCGCCGATGCAGTAGCGTTGATTGGTAGCGTGCCAGCTCCAACGCCAGCAATACTACCAATGCCGGATGTGCTCGTCGCCAAAATCGCAACTTGCCCAGCCGAAGTGCCAGAAATTACACCCATCGAAGCGCTTGCCGTGGCGCTGATGGCAAGCTGTCCTGCTGCGCTCGGTGCAATACTACCAATCGACTGGCTACCGATTGCCGAAATACTCAGCGCACCGCTTGCCGATGGCGTGATACTGCTAATTGTCTTGCTTGCCGTTGCGCTTAACGCAATCTGTCCAGCCGCGCTCGGCGCAATGTTGCCGATGCTCTTGTCTGCCGTCCCGGTAATCCCCGTGCTGGCATTCCCTACCGCAAAATAAAAGGCATAAGCAGTCGACGGGTCAGCGTCATCCATGATGAGTGTAAACCCGTCGCTATCCATGCTGACAACATCGGCTAACCCTTGAACCGTGCTGGTTGCTGCGCTTGCAATGTTGATGTATACGCTATCATGCTCGATGGCACTGGCGACACGGGTATCGGCTAACCCGCTCTCCATAAATAGAGCTTGTGCCACCCGCTCGCTTGCACCGGTGAATGCGCCGATGCTGATAGCGCCATGATCTTGCGGGGTGTCCTGCGCACTCTGCGTTGTCATGTGCGACAACAACATGACGCCCGCCGGAGTAAAGCCGAATCCAGACTTTACAATGCTTGTGGAGGTATCAGTTTGCGTCGTGAGATTGCCGACTGTCCACAAGCCGCCTTTGATAGCAACGTAAAATAGCCGATAAGCGTAGGCGGCTTCCAACCAGTTGACTGTCCACCCATCTGAGTCAAATGAAACGAACGTTGCACGGTTGGCAATGCTGGTTGGCGTATCAAAAAGTGGTGCAGAGACTTCGCCATAATACAAATAACTTTTTGCTAGGCTGGTAGCGTTTCCCTCCGGGCCCTCCCCCATCGAGATGATGGCTTGATCGGTTGCACTTACCGCAGCACCAACAGAAAGGAAGTCTCGACTCGCCGATGTATTGTTGGGCGCCGTTGTGCTGGCAGTCCCGAAGTTCAACAGAAAATCTGGCTGAAAACCAATACCCGTTACGCTTTGATTACCTGTGCTGGTCGCGGCGGTAATGTCACCAATGTCAACGTTGGTAATATCGCTACCGCCAACAGCCATGTAAGAGACACGAATATCTGCCGTGAACTGATCATCGACAATCGTCGTAAAGCTGGTAGAGCTGATAGCCGAAATATCAAGCAAGCCATCGATACCCGACGTGTTAAGACACAACGCCAGACAGGCATCATTGCGCATGATGCGACCGCCGTTGATGGATATTGAGCCATCTGTACTGCGTCCACCGACCGCTCGTCGGCTGGTTGTGCTAGATGCTGCCCCGAAGCCGTAGCGGGTGTTTGCGTTGACGATGCTGTCAGTTACCGACGGGTTGCCCATTGTCCAAAAGAAAATGACCTTCGGCTCGAAACCGACAGTTATTTCTTGCGTTGTACCGACAGTATCAGTACTCGCTATGGTAAATGTGCCAACCTTCGACGATACCGCCATTGCTTATCTTTGCTCACTTGCTACGCCAATCAACACATACATCATCCATGCCAACAAGATGGGAATCATGCAAAATAAAATCATTTTCTAAAGCCTTATGCGTCGAAGATCTTCACTCTCACCCGAAAACGCACGCCATAGTGCGTCACATCGTTGTACTGCAACCCGCTCGCCTCGTAACGAATAGGGTGCACGATGTGCTCGATACTGCCATTCAGCCGATAGTTGGCTTTCATTGCAGCGAATACCCGGTCTGGCCATACCTTCGCCTCGTTTACCGCTTGTGGCAAAACCTGCCGGGCATGATAGATATCGGCAACAAAGTCGTGAAAACAAGGTGCGTTCTCGGTCATCTCGCCAGACTTCAAATAGACCACCGCACACGGAAATTCGCTGATCGACTCAGGCGGGTCTGTGTAGACTCGCTTCAGACCAGGCACGGTAGCAATCACGTTGCGAAATTCATTGATCGCTGTCTCAACAATTTCAGCCATTAGCCCACCAACCTCGCTTTGTTCTGGTAGGGAGTAAGCAGCGCCTTGACCTGCTTCGGCACACTTTCACTATAGGTGAGCTGCCCAAGGTCAAAGTTTGCCGTCGCATCCTGCAACGCCGCCTGGTATCGCTTGAGCAGCCAGGCAGCGAATAGCGCGGTCGCCTCCTTCACAGGTGCAGGCACAACCAGACTGCGACCCCACTTACCCAGAACTGATATTTCGCCATCTGTGGCAAAGGACCATGAATAACCGCTCAGTAGTCGAATCGAAAAGTAGTGATTTTCGTTGCGAGGCTCTAACCTGTAAGCCAGCGTGGGCAAAACTGCACCATCACCATTGGTCAGTGTTGTCACGGTAAGCAACGGCGTATCGAGACGCAGAACACTAAACCCTGGCTGAATCGACAAATCACCATGCCCAAAGTAGCGAGTCGAATCATTGCTCACTGCAAACCCATCCACCGGCAGCCTGCAATACTCGTCTACCCACCTTGAACAGGTGGTCACGAAATCGGCGATCTGATAGTTGTAATCATCGCCGGTGATATTCAGTCTCAGTTTCACATCGTCAAAGTTGCAGTAGTCCATTACGCCTCTTTGTCTTCGGCTGGCTCTTCAATTGCCTTATTCAACCGTGGCTTCTTCACCGCCTTGTCTTCGGCTGGTGCAGCAATGCGCTTCAAGCAACCCGGTGAATCACGTTCCAGAAAAGCGATCTGCTCCTCTGTCAGTTCAGTCTGTTGACCTTTACTGTATTGCACCTGGTTGTTGGCGTAGTCGTGCAGAAATTCAACCTGAATCATTTCCCCAACCTTTTCTATAGATCGGAATGAAATAAGTGGTGCCACATAAAGCAGCACCACTTATCACTAGACGAGCACGTCACGCAGACCGGCAGTGTGCTTGGCAGTCGAGCGTGTGCCATGCGCAGCCACAGCCTGACGAAGCGAAGCAACCAGTACATAGGAGCGGGTTTTGATGTCCCGATCCATCTCGATCAACAGTTCGCGCACAAAGCCCGAATACCACATTCTGCGATTGAAGACAGTCAGGCCACCCTTTACATTGTTGGCGGGTGTCACGGTTGACATCTTGCCGTCCGCTTCGGTCAGACCGTAGCTTTCGGAGAGAATCAACGGAATGCCGCGATACTGCCCAATCTGCCCGGTCATCACAATAGCTTGGGGCCCCAGTTTGTCCATCGTGATCAGATAGTCACCAGGTGCGCCGCTACCTGTCTTCAGAAAGCCGCCCAGGTACGTCTGCACATCTGTCACCATCACCAACTGATCGGGTGATGCAGCATACTTGCCCATCGTCTTCAGCGTGCTGGTAATCATGGCGTCAGTCAATGCCGCAGCACTACCTGTCACGCCTTGAGCGGTGTTGTCAACCAACCACAGGTGGCGCAGACCGTCCTGACCATCACTCAGGAAGTAGTCATCAGCAGCCGGTGCAGCATCATCTGTGTTGATGTTGCCAGTGGCAGCATTGGTGTTGTCAGCATTCAACGCAAAGCCATCAATCGCTTCACCGCCAGCCTGCGCCAGGCGTGCGCGGATCTCAGGCATCAAAGCAACCACGGCATCTTCATCGAGCGTGTAGCTCCATTCCACCATCGCCGCCAGTTCAGTCGCGGTCAATGTGCTTTTTGCTGTGGCGGGATTAGTGCCAGTAACAGCCGCACCTTGCGTGCCCTTGCGGAAGCGAATCGAGCCCAGACCCAGTGGCAAATCAAAGGGATTGCTTGGCATGGGCACGTTCGCCATTGCGCCGACGACACGAGAAGACATAAAAATGTCATCCCACA